CATGTAGATCACTGCTGCGAACAGCAGCGCCCACAGAGTATACCCTAGCACATCTTTTACGGCACTGTCGTACTGTGCCAGGGTTTTGATCACACGGCACTTCATCGCGCACCTCCGGTTGTCTTGGCTATGGCGGCACGGGATTCCCTCAGCCTGATATGCCCTAGCTCTCCAATGTCCATAAAATGAACACTGACGTAGTTCTCCAGATTCTTTAACGCCTCCAGCAACTCCGGCGCGGCGGCGATCAGGCGAGCGTGTGCATCGTCCTCGCCCTTACTGACGGCGCAGTCAATTGCGGACCTGATCTCCAGCAGGTCAGCTTCCGACAGGCCTGAGATGATCGTCCCCTTGGTGCCGAAGCCCAGGACCAGATCGTGTTGCGCGTCCTCGTCTCGCGAGATCGCGACAGATATTGTGTTCATGTGTTCTCCTTTACTTTCCACGGCGCGTGGCATACACGATGCCGTTGTCGACTACGAACCCACTGCGCTTTTTGCACAGTGTCATCGCGAGATAGGCCGTGTTGATACTGAACACGCGCCCCATGCGGATTGCCAGCTGCCCGACCGTGAGTGGACCCTCTTCGTCGAGGATCTCGCGCACGATCTCGCGGCAGACTTCAGCGTCGAGGTTGGATCTACGCACGGCGCACCTCCACAATGACGACAGGCATGCCGCTGATGTTCGTCATCTTTACCCCCAGAGCAGACTTGGGTTCGTTCCCCGGTCCCCACTTCCACTCGGCCCCGCGCACCTCGACGGGTCCGGTAGCGCCCAGCATGGCCTGGGCATAGGCCTGGGCTTCTGCGGCGTCCCGCATCTCTTCGTGCCGACCCACGAAGTGGTGGCAGTGGACGCAGCAGTTGCCGTTGTGTCCAAACATCGCGCCGTTCTCAGGCGAGAAGTCGTGACCGTCCAGGTGAGAGCAGGTGCGGTCCTGCTCTTCAGAGATGATGACGGCAGCGCCGTCAGTAAATACCTTGATGTACATATACACTCCTGGTTTGGTTTGTACCGCGACACGGGGACGCCCCGTGTTTCGTCCTGCGGACTCGTCAGGCGGTCGTCATTCTCTTAGCTACCCGGCACAGCAGTAGCCAACCTTCCCTGTTGCGTTCAGTCATGGCCGCATAGGTCAGTTTTGCGATTAGGCACGCAGCGACATATGCATCGTGCTGTGATTTGCTCATCCAATCGTGTCTCATATCGTGTCTCAATTAGCAACCGCAGCAGGGGTAGTCCTCGCAACGGCACGCTACCCGGGCGATCATGCGCCCGTCCGCAGCGTAGAGACCGCGAGGATCGCGCAGGGAGTTGTAGTACCCGGCAGGCTTGCGGCGAGGACGGTACGCGCCGTTGGTTTTGCACCCCAGGCAGAAGAGCCTGGAGTTAACGTAGTTGGCCTGAGTTCCGGCCTGGATTGTGGCCCCGCAAGTGCGGCAGGGGGCGGTGTATTTCACGTTAATGATCGCCATGATTACTCTCCGTCGATAATTTCAACCAGAAAAACAGCCGGGCCAGCAGGGATACGGTGCCGATGCTTAGATCCCGGAGTCGAGTACCGCTTTCCGTCACCGGACACAACAGTGTGTACGGTTGCATCGTCTTGCTCAAACTTGAATCGGTCGCCACTGCGGAGGTCGCGCCGATTGATAGCTACCAACGTGTTGTTCATTGTGTTTTCCTTTCTATCTCATGTTGTCCGCGACGTGTTCGCGCAGTTCGTTCAGTTCGGCAAGTACAGATCCCAGCTTGCGGCAGCGTTCTTTGTGTTCTTCCTGCGCCTGAAAGAATGTCAGGCCGTCAGGGAACAAGTCTTGAGGGTAGTAGTCGCGCCCATGCGGGGCAGCATTGCAGAGTTCTTCCAAGGCGCAGCATACTGCGTGGTATGCGGTGTTGTACTGCGCCAGCAGAACAGCGGCAGCAGTGCCGTTCAGGTGGATAGTGGGTTTGGTCATGATTACCTTTCTGGAGTCCAAATTTTGGAGTGTTGGGGTAGGCGCGTGGCCTACCCAATCACGATGTTGATAAGCGGCGACTTCTTGGCGATCACGCTGTGATCCTGAATCACAATGTTCTTTCGGCGGTCGCCGTCACGGGTACCGTCACACAGTTTGCAGTTGGCGCAAACCGTACGCTTGCCAGCTTCTGCGCTGGCCGGGCAGGATATTTCACCCGTCAGTTTGGTGTCGTTGCCCTTAGGCGATACCCGGAAGTATCGCCAGCCCATGCTGATCGCCAGCATAGAATCCTGTGGGGAGTCACAGGATGCCATGAAATACTGGCGCATCCATGACGGCGCCGTTTTCCATTGGTGAGAATACCCGGTGCGACCGCTAGCGACCGCACTGATACCCTCGACTACGCTCTGATCGATAAACGCCGGATCACCGTACGCACCCCAGCGGACCATGCGACCGCCGAATAGGCTAGCGTACTCGCTAGCGTCAGCATGGCGATACCCGCCGCGCAAGTAGCATTTCCAGATACCCGAAGCTGCCTTGCCAACCTGAACATAGCAGCGGCGACCGACCGCCTTCCCGTTCACAATCACCCCACGATGCGGACACTCCCCACAGATAGTGGAATCTAGCCCGTACCGGATCGCCATAAGCGGCGACTCATGACGGTACAGGATGTAAACCTGAATCATACCGCCCGTTTTGGAGTTGCTGGACTTGCTACGCAAGCCCGTAGCGATCACCACTATATCCGCAGATTCCTGCAGGATCACGCCGTTTGTGTTGTACATCTCTCACTCACCTTTCGTAGCCCAAATTTTGGACTGTTTTTGGTTGCCGCACGTCACTGACGACAACGGTTAACTACTATGGATACCAGTGTATAGTATCCAGATATGGATGTCAAATAGCACTACAGAGTGCCATGGCATGCCGTGACTACTGGAAAATGTGGGCGGCGATCACCAATCCATAGATCGCGCCGAATCCTAGCACCGTGAGAACGGATTCGAGACGCCGCATTACCGCTCACTTGGGTTTAAGAACGTGGAATCGTTCCTTCTCCCCTTGCTATCCGTGCCGGAGTTGCACAGGATTCTGGCAAGCGCCGTGTTGATGTGGGCGTCGTGGAGGTATGGGTAGAGTTCCTGGCAAACCCAATCCATACCCTTCTTCCCGCCCACATGGCACAATCGCAGCACTTCCCAATTGAAGCGCATGTCGGAGAATCCCGCCGCCTGATACCGCTCCCGCATGTTGGGGTGTTTAGCTAGAACATCAGCGCATGCTGAGGCCAGTTTGAGGTAGTGGTGTTTCGTTATTTTCATTGTGTCTCCCTGTTTAGTCCAAATTTTGGACTGTTTTGGCAATGCTGCCATCCACGCGCACCCGTAGATGCGCGTAGGGGTAGCACTACTTGCTTAGTAGTTCAGGCGGATTATGTATCCGTCCCTGGTAGTGTCTATGCTGTAAGGCATAGCGGCCCTGGCACCGTGGACAAATTCTTTCCATTCGGCGGACCGATATTCGTATCCGCGCCGTTCAGCTTCATTCTTCACTCCGTCGAAGTAGCTACCGGGCTTGAGTGATTCGGCGTAGTCCCAGCCTTCTTTTGCGATGTTGTTCACTTTTGGTCTCCTATTTGGTCCAAATTTTGGACTGTTTTCCCGTTAGCCGTGCAAACGCACGTTTCCAGCTACACCGCGTGGAGGTGGGAGTTGTAGCCATGGGGGCATTGCCCCTGTAGTGGGGGGATTACTCCCCTGCGAGAATGTCGAGGATAAGGGCGGCGGCGTCCGCCCGGTCCTTGCCTTTAGCTACCGCACGCGCCAGCTCCGTCAGTAGCTCTTTACGCCAATCTGTGGCGGATTCGGTGGTATCGTCGTCGTCAGAATCATCCGCCGGAGTAGAGTCCAAATTTTGGGCGGGGGGAGCAGATTTTTCAACCTTGGGCTTATCGAGGCCCAACGCTGCTACCACCTCATCGCGGACACGGGAGTTGTCAATCGTTCCTTTAGCGCGGCGGGTAATCAGAGACGCGATGATCTCTTTATTCAATTCTGCGTCACCTTTTGACTTGGCAAGTCTGGCGATTTCCTTACAGCTGGAGTATCCACACTTGATTAGTTCTTCTTCTGTCGTGCTGATCCAGAGAAGAGCGTTACCCAAGTTCGCCATATCGTGGAACTGGGATTTGCTGATGTTTACATCCTGAGCGTCAAGGAAAGACTCGATGTTTTTGAAGCCCAGAGTTTTCCACTGCTTATGCGCTTTAATCTGGTAAAGCGCAGTGCTCATGACAATGAAGAGGCGATGAGATTCTCTCTGACCGCGGATGACGAGTTGCAGGTTTTCCTGCGCGGAGCGGGTGGTGGTGATGTCGATGTTGTGCATGATGTTTGTCCTTTACTTGGGTGGTGTTGTGTAGCGCACCGTGTACCTTCATTCACTATCCTAGTGCAAGGTGAAGGTGTATGCAAGGTATTTGTACTAGAGTTTTGATTAAAGTTTTTTAATGTTGGAGTCCAAAGTTTGGATTGAGGATAAAGGAAACACGCGCGCGCGTGCGCATAAGCGTGTATATGCACATAATGGGGTATGGCGCAAACGAGACTACATGTTGACGGTAAGCGGGTGAACCTTCGGGAAATGCTAGGGAAGCTAACGCCGAAGCAACGGAAGTTCGCCGAAGGTTTAGTACTGGAAGGGTTGACGAAGGCCGAAGCGTATAGACGCGCGTATGAGTGGAATGGGAAGAGCGGTAATAGCATGCGCGTCACGGCGGTGAGGACCGCGCAAAAGCCTAATGTGGCTCTAGCGATAAAGGCCATGCAGGAAGAGAGAACCGCGCGATTGTGGGAAGACAAGGATCGGTTTAGAAACTGGATCATGAAGGGGATAACGGATACAGCAGCTACCACCGAATCCGATATGACCAGATTGAAGGCCCTAGAACTAGCTGGTAAGACAAGGTTCGCAAGCGTGTTCGAAGAACCACAAGCAAACGAGTCCACAGATGCCCTCAATGGCGCGATGGTAGATACCTTGCAAGCTAAACTCCTTTGTTTGCTTGGGGTTAGCTCGCCCATGTTAGGCGCGGAAGAGAATCAAGGTCCAATTCTGGACACGACATGCGACCCTGTA